CAGACATGATAAGTGTGTTACCCATGCCCGTGTTAAAGTCTCCACTTGCGCGACCACCATCACGCGAGAACTTCACTCCGTTGGCCGTGACCCCAAAGTTAACCAACTGCTTGGCAAGCATCCGCTGCAAATCCTTGTCACCAGGATAAGCTGCCTCATAAACAGAATGCTCCAACTGCAGTTGCCAGGCGTCACAGTGTGCCTCGAAAGCTTTCCCATCCACCTCAAACACCACGCAGGAAGCCAGGGACCTGAACTTACGCACTATCAGGTTGGCTCGTTGCCTAGGGTTTAGACCTTTTGCACAAACCCGCGTGTTACTACCCCCAAAGAGCCGTCTGGACGTTAGGTTTCCCCAAAGCCAGTGCTCGAACGGCTTCAACCAAGTGGCTAGCTCTAAGTTATACCGAGGTGATCTAGGAAAAATCATCCTCGGCTTCGGGAACTTAGCTAAAGCATTGCACTTCTCGGCCTTCAGGAAGGCTCTCAACCGGACATCCCCAGAGCTTACAGGGCCGTCCAGTATCAACGAATCTTCCGCCTCGAGGTATCTACGGCGCAACGCACCCGTGTAAGATAACGCCGTGTCGCGGTGGGTCCATCTTGACTGCCCATATCGTCTACTGACCTGTCTCAGCCTGCCGAAACATGCTTTGACTAGTCCCCTTGCAGACTCAGCGCAGCCGGGGGTAGGACCCAGAGAACGCATAAGAAGGGCTGCGATCTCGTTGTGCATGCAGTTTGCGTGGACCACAGGGACCCAACATCCCTCAATTGGGTTAGCCCACGCAGTGTACATCTTCCGTCTACCCTTAGGATCGCAGCACGCTTCAGATTTCAGAACCATAGTGGCTCCGTCCCTTAAGGGCGGCAGTGCAACACCGTGCACACAGAGCCCTGAAACCGCCACGTTGCAATCCTAAGTGATAGACTTTGTCTTCCACCAGTTGCCTAGCAGATTTAACCTCCTACCTACCACTTGATCAAGTGCCAGGGCACCGGCGTCCTCGTGGGCATTCACGTTGACACCGAACAACACGCAGCTGGCGAGCGTAACAGCCTGCCACACGTCCGGCACTTGATACTTCTTGTACCACTCTATGGCCCGTTGCCTAACGGCCATGACCAGGGCGTGGTCGCGCACCCGGTAAGTGGTATAAGTGGTGAGTTTGGCGACAAGGCGAGGGAAGATCGTATGAACGGCACCCCCCAACGCCAGCCTAACGTAACCCAGATTATGCTCATCTGGTTTGTCGCCATCCTCCTTGGTAACGGTCTTAAGCGTTCCTCCGCTAAGGAACTTCGCTCCGCTATCTAGGGCGGTCTTGAGAAACCACGCCTCCTCCGGCAAACTCTCAAGCGGTAGGTCTTTCCATCCCCGCAGGAGAGCGCCAAGAGTGGGCCCGGTAACCCTTCCCTTAAACCCTAGATCCTCTATCAACTTAGAGGTTTTGCGTAGCCTCCAGCTCACCGGCTGGTCAGACGTCTTCCTGGCGCCTGGTGACGTATTCCTCTCCAACACCCTAAGGTGTCTTCTGCCAACTTGCTCAAGGTTGGCGAGAGCCCTCTGGCTTCCCACACCAGCGAATTGCACCTTCAGACCGTCTTTTCCGAAGGCGTTGTCTATCACAGAATGGTCCTGACTATGAGGGGGGAAGAAACCCTCCGTCAGATGTACTCGCTCAGAGCCAAGCTCCAACTCACCGCGGAACGGCCCGTCGACTCCAACCTCACCAACCTCCCACGCAGAGAAACCTGGTCGTGGTTGTGGGAGGGCCACAAGTGGCGGCAGGAGGACCCTAGGGACCTTGCGGGAGATCAGCTTGACCGGTCTCCACCATTCGTTTACTTTTCTTGAAGGTGCTGGCACAGGCCTGGGCGCCCTGCGCAAACTCACCTCCACGGAACCATCATGCTCTGCAAAGAGCTCGGCAGGTCCCTCCGGGTGATCGCACCTCCCAACAACCGGGCTAGACATACCCGGGAGGAGGACTCTAACCCCACACCGACACGGCCCGTCGGTGGTCCAAAGCCCTGCTATTTCCCCCG